TACTATTACTGGCGAAGATGGCGGTCTTGTATTAACACTACCTAATGGTAATACAGCTTCATCTGACGTAACAGGAGATGAACTGGTTGCAGCTATCTATGATATAGCTCAAGAGTTTGACACACGTGACATTCCAAGCACAGATAGATTCTGTGTGTTGCCACCTGCGGAATTTTATAAGATTCCTGAATCTGCTACCAGAGTTATGAATACAGACTTTAACCCACAGGGTAATGGTTCTGTTGCAGCAGGTACAGTAACACAGGTTGCAGGTATCCCCATAATGATGTCTAACAACGTACCACAATCTAACGTAGGCTCTAATCCTTCAGGTGCTAATAACACTTACTCAGGAGATGATAGCAAGACGCTAGGTTTGGTATTCCATAAATCCGCAGTCGGAACTGTAAAACTACAGGACATGACAACTGAAATCTCAGGTGCAGATTATGGAATTATGTATCAATCAACATTGATGATCGCCAAGTACGCACTTGGTCATGGAATCCTAAGACCAGAATGTGCAGCAACAATCAAATTGTCTGCTTCATAATCTACCTAATTTGATAAAATAGGGTATTCTATTATTAGATACCCTTTTTTTTTATGCCTTACGGAAAAGGTACTTACGGAAACAAAGTAGGAAGACCTAAAAAAACAGACAAGAAAAAGTCTAAAAGTCTAAAAAGTAATTTAATGGCATTAAAAATGTCAAAAAAGTAAAGAACAATGGCTGTAGCTGCAACCACAGAACTTGAATGTATTAATATTATGCTTGCTGCAATAGGCGAAGCACCTATTAATACCTTAACTGGCACTCTTCCAGTAGATGCTGTTACTGCTCAGAAGACTTTAGCTGAGATAAATAAAGATGTACAGAATGAAGGTTGGTCTTTTAATCAGGAGTTTAATGTCAAACTAACTAGAGATGGCAGTAATCAAATTTCTCTTGGTACAGATATGCTGAAAGTAGATGCTAATGTTTTTGACCACCCTACTATTGATGTCATACAAAGAGGTCTAAAGATGTATGACAGAAAAAATAATACTTATGTTTTTGATACAGACTTAACTTGTAATATTACTTACTTTAGAAACTTTGATGAAATACCTGAATCTGCTAGACGATATATAAACATAAGAGCAGCAAGAGTATTTGTAGATAGATTAGTTGGAGATGATGGATTAAGAACTTATACAGCACAAGATGAAGCAAGAGCAAGAGCAAATCTTATGGAAAATGATATGGATAATGCAGACCATAATGTTTTATCAGGCGACCCAAATCTTAATAATGCCATGAATACATTTACACCTGCTGATGTTCTTAACAGGTAACTATGGCGATAGTATCAAGATCAATACCCACGCTGCTTAGAGGTGTATCACAATCTTCAGATTCTTCCAAGCAATCAGACCACGCTGACATACAAGATAATGCTGACAGCAACCCAGTTGTAGGTCTAGTAAAAAGATCAGGCATACAGCACGTTACAAACCTTAGTACTAGCACACTAGGTAATGTTCATATTCAAACTATAAACAGAGATGTTAATGAAAGATATGTAGCGATATTTAGCAATGGCAATGTAAAAGTATATGAACTAGATGGCACAGAAAAAACAGTAACAAAACCAGATGGAACTGCATACCTAAATACTTCAAACCCTAGAGACACAATCAAGACTGTAACGATTGCTGACTTTACTTTTGTTGTCAATACAAATCAGGTAACTGCAATGGATTCAACTCTATCCGCAGGTAACATCACGCAAGCAATTATTTTTGTAAAACAAGTTTCTAACGATACTGTCTATTCTGTTACTGTTGATGGTGTGACTGTAACTGATGACACGACTAATGACTCATCTTTAAGTACATCACAAGTTGCTGCTGACTTACAGTCAGGTCTTAATTCAGGATTATCTGGTTTTACTATTGCAAGAAGTGGAAGTGTAATACATATAAAAAAGAATGATGGTAGTAATTTTGCTATAGATGGTACTGACACTCAAGGTAATACTCAGTTAACAATAGTAAAAAATTCAGTTCAAAGATTTACAGACCTACCTGCTGTCTCTCCTAATGGAATGGTGGTAGAAGTAAAAGGAGATGAAAGCACTAACTTTGATAATTACTATGTGAAGTTTGTTACTAACAATGGCAATGCTTTAGAAGAAGGTCAATGGGAAGAAACAGTAGAAGCAGGTATTCAATTTAAGTTTGACTACGCTACTATGCCACACGTCTTGATTAGACAGGCAGATGGTAATTTTAGATTTGCAAGAGTTGATGGAGATACATATACCTTAAGTGGTACTAATTATACGTTACCTGTATGGGGAGAAAGAACAGCAGGAGATACGGAATCTGCAAAAGACCCTTCGTTTATTGGTAGTAAAATAAACAACGTATTCTTTTTTAGAAACAGATTAGGATTTTTAGCAGATGACAATGTAATACTGTCTAATGTCTCAGAGTTCTTTAACTTTTTCCCCGATACAGTTCTTACTGTAGTTGACTCACACCCTATAGATGTAGCTGCTTCTCATACTAAAGTTGCTATTCTTAAACACGCAGTTACTATGGGAGAACAGTTGATATTGTTCTCTGAACAAACGCAGTTTGTACTATCTAGTTCAGCAGATAACTTAACACCAACAACAGCTAACGTACTTGTATCAACAGAGTTTGAGTCTTCAGATGATGCTGCTCCTGTAGGTTCTGGTAATTCAATTTACTTTTTAACCAAGAAAGGTAACTTTGCAGGTATTCGTGAATATATTACACAGACTAATGAGACTGCTAGAGATGCAGCAAACATCACTATTCATGTACCAAGACTGATACCAAGTAATATTTTTAAATTAGCTGTATCTAATAATCAGGATATTCTTGTTTGTGTTGGAACTGATAACCCTAATAAATTATTTATAAACAGATGGTTGTTTGGTAATCAAGGACAGAAAGTTTTAAACAGTTGGTTTACTTTTACTATTAACGAAAACAGGTCTATAAAAAATGTTGACTTTATAGGTACTGATTTGTTTTTAGTTATAGAAGAAGCTAATACAGTTACCTTAGAAAAGATACCATTTGAATCTGATTTTAAAGAAACCAATGCAGATTTTGAATTTCACTTAGATCATAAAGTAACTGAAGCAGATGTAACAGTTGCATATAACTCATCTACTGATAAGACTACATTTACTTTGCCTTATAGACTTAGAGCAAAGATGGATATAGTAGGTAGATTTCTAGCAAGTAATGAGACAAGCACGTTTGTTGATATTAATGGAGTGACGCAAACCTTGAAACCTGCAACAGTTATACAATCTACAAATTTAACTAATGGTTCAACAGCAACAATAGAAGCAAATGGAGATTATAGAAATGCAAAATTTATTATAGGAGAGCCTTATGATATGCACTATAGATTTAGTAAGCAAAGAATAACTGAAACCCCACAACAAAATAGTGCTGAGATTATTAGTAGCAGATTACAGCTACATCATTTCTATATAAAGTTTGAAAAGAGTGGTTTTTTTCAAGTAGAAGTAACACCTGAGTTAAGAGATACTAGCACTCATAAATTTAGTGGTCGATTTTTGGGTGCTGCTTCTGCTGCGATTGGTCAACTTAATTTAGAGACAGGTACATTTAGAGTTCCAATAATGAGTAGAGCAGACAAGGTTGATATAGATGTAAAGAATAAAACATTCCTGCCAACACTATTGGCTAGTGCAGAATACGAAGCTATGTTTCACATGAAGAGCAGGAGAATGTAATGGGTCATTTAAGAAAATGTACACTTAAAGACTTGCATCATGTCTCTGAAAATATGAGAGATATGGATAGATTAGAAGCTGTATATCAAACAGGACAAGACCCAGATACAGCATTAAGAGTTAGTTATTTAGCAAGTAAAATAGTTATGGCTATCTGTGGAGATAATGATAATCCTATTGGTATCTGTGGTGTAACTGCTAATGGTTGTATCTATATGGTTGCAACAGAAGAATTATTTTCTAATGATAAATATAAAATACAACTAATAAGGCAAGGTAGAAAATGGGTTGATGATTTGCTCAAATCATATAAAATTCTATACAATGTAGTATATGCTGAAAACGAAAAAGCTATGAAGTGGTTACAAACTTTAGGGTTTAAGTTTATTAAATATCATAAGGAATATGGACAACATAAAAAACCATTCATTGAATTTTCGAGGATAGTGTAATGTGTTTTGTTGCAGGACTATTTGGAATAACAGGAGCAGCAGGTAATTTATTTAATGCTTCTCTTGCGTTAAGTGCTGTAACACAAGTAGCAGGTGCAGCTTCTAAAAATAGAGTTGCTAGACAAACAGCATCATACGCATATCAAGCAGCAGAAAGAACAGCTAGGTCTGCTGACGCTGCATTAACAGCACAACAAGAAGCATTGAACTCACAGTTACTAGAAAGAAGGGCTGACGCTGCACAGAAAAAGTTAGCAAAAACTATAGAAGGATTACAGGCTAGAGGTAAGGCAGCAGCAACAGAAGGCAGGTCAGGTAGATTAATAGAACTTATACAAATGGATATTGAAAGACAAACAGCAGGATTAAGAGAAAGTCTTGAACAGTCTTTACAATCAGCAGAAGCACAATATGGTAGAGATGTATCAGCTATTGTTGCACAAAGAGATAGTAGAAGAAATCAAGCTATGGATATACAGAACAGAGGATATACACAAGCAATGCAGAACTATCAAGGACTGCTACCGACTATAGGAAACATAGCGTCAACTGGATTACAGACTTATTTAGGTCTTGATGCAGGACAAAAGACATTTACCTCTGCTAGTAGCTAATGACTTCATCAGGTTTTCAATCATTTACAACACCTAGAGATACCTTTGTTTCTCAAAGTACACAACCTGCTATAAACACACAAGATGGTTTGTCTCAAATTGCACAGACACTATCAGTCATAGAACCTGCATTACAAAAATATATAGTAAAGAAGATAGAAGATATAAAAGAAGAAGATGTAGCAGAAGCACAAACAGCAGGTGCTAAATCAGCAAGAACATATACACAGGTAGAAAAACTTTTATTTCCTGAAACTGTTGAACTAGACGAAACATCAAAAGCATACGCTACAAGTTTGGCAGCGTTAAAGAAAACACAAAAACAACAGGATATAGAAATAACTAGAGGTAAAAGTATATGGTTTAAAAACGCATACGAGGAAGCTAAAGCTATAACACTTGGTAAAAATTTTAAAGCTGAAATATCAAGTGATTATCAAACATATAGAGTACCCGACTCTGTAACAGGAGAAATGAAACCACTATCAGCATATCCTTTTCAAAGTGCTGAAGTACAAAACTTTCTTGGTCAATACAGAAATAAAAACGTAGAAGCAGCAAACATAAGTGAGTTTTATTTTAATAGATCATTTTTGCCACAGATAG